GTATCTGAACCAGTATCTGAACCGGTATCTAAATCAGTATCTACACCAGTATCTAAACCAGATGAAACAGTAGCTCAATTAAATACAAACTCAATGTCGCCTCCTATTATTCAAATTGATACAAAACCTTCTGTAACCTTTTCAAATGATCATGTTTTCTTTGATTCCGACTCATTGGAGGCAAATGAAATACAAGAAATACCTTTTCTTGATGAGGACGATGAAGAACTGACAGTGAATGATGAAGTGCTTCCTATCGAAACAGATTCCATGTAATGCGTGAAAGAATATAGATGTAAACATTTATTGCTTCATAGAATGGATATTACCCGGGTAGGTCTTTGGCTTAGCCTATGCGTTGGTGGATTTGTCATTGCACTTATAAGCGCATATATTCAATATTCAAATAAACACCAAGAAGAAGAATTTAAATATCGCCCAGTGATACGTGATTTTTGCCTTGGAGCAGTTGTATCTGCCATCTTATATTCTTTTTTACCCGAATCAGTTGACCAACTTGTAGAAAATGTGAGTAATGTTGAATTAAAAGAAGTAGCATCAAATGATATTGAATTACAAACTGGGCCAGCACGCTTTTAATTTCCTTTGTTTCATATTCAGTTAATTATTTAATTTCATTGTGCAGCAATTAAATTAAATAATAAGCGTTACACTACCCCTTTGGGGCAATGTAATTAACTTTCGTATTTTACGGTGCTTGATTGAATAAGTACCCATTTGAAATGCCTACCGGTCTAAGCACTATTTAACAAAAAAGAGGATATACAGGCCCTGATGGTTTTTCTCGTGTAACATATTCAGCAAAGATTGGTTTATATATTTGTTCCTGAGGTTTTGCGTTATGAACATGGGCTGCAATATGTTCATATAAATCAAAGTTAGGAAAGCGTTCAATATTATCTTTATCATGTAAGACATTATTTCCTTCATCATCTATAAGCCATGACCAAAGGAGATTCCATAAAGGAGAAACAGTTTCACGAATAGCCCAGTCACCTTCCATATTTAATACAACTCCATCGTCTTTCTCTTCTGGTTTCACTTGAAATAAAGCTTCAATAATGCTAACAGAATATCTACATAAATCAAATGATGGATTTGGATATACAGTCTCTTGTCCTACTTTTTTATATTCATCAAATGAATATTGCCCTTCAGCATCTCCTCCTTTTTCAAAATCATCACTACAAAACCATGTATCCTTTACATGGTAGATTGACCTACCAAAATCAATAATATGTAGGATTCTACCAAATGTTGGTACCTTCCAAGTTGTTCCATCCCGGCTCTTATAATATATATATGTATCGGTTGTATTTTTAAAAAGGATATTATTTGTATGTAAATCATTATGTGTAAGACCTAGAACACCTTGTGCAACACAAAGTGCTGCTATCAGTTGAAATGTCCAGGCTACCCACTTTTCTTCCATTTCAGGCAATATTTCTTCCGGATTATTTAATAATTCATCAAATACACCATCCATCATTTCTTGAAAAATAAGAATAGTTGGGTATTTCTTGAATTCAGAAAAGATAAGGGTATCATCCGAATAGTCAGACTCATCTGATTCATTACTTGCATCAGACTCATCCGAATCAGTTGATTCCATTTCAGGCAAATCATTTATATCATCTACACTTTCAAGTTCATCAAATGCTTCTGCTACGATAGGTCCTAATACAGATATGTGTGATTTATTACTATTATATGAATCTGTTGTACTATATGAAAATGAACGAGAGTGTAATGAGCTTGTAGGAGTATGTAAGAGTAAATCATCTGCTTTATTCTCCGTATACAAGGAAAAGAGTCCTGAATGCTTTTTTTCCCAGAAAGACCTATATTTACGATAACTTTCAAAAGAGTCTGTTATGTTATATCTATACATATCAGCGACTCCTTGAAATCCCCCATACAATCGACAGAAATGAGGACTGATACCCTTTATTGTAAGTTGACTTAAGAGATAGTTTGCTAATAAATCAACATATGCTTGATTATGAGAATTTGTCTTTTTATTTTCTATTCTTCTTTTTCCCTTTTCCGGATGGTTATAATAACCTTGTAAACTTCGCACAGGGTCGAGGATGTGTACAACTTTGCAATATGAATGAAACTTTTGTTTGGTAGATGTTTCAATAATACACTTTCCACTTCCTTGAAAGTCAACGACTTTGGTAAAATACATATCAGATTCTAATTGGCCTTCTGTCTCAGGAAGTCTTCCTAAAAATCGTTCAATTATGGGTATTTTGGTTGAAATGTCGGTATATCCTGGGATGGATGGAACTCTTGGATATGTTTTCCAATCTGGAAGGCTAATTTGTATAGGTTGGGTTAATACAGGGTCCATCTATCCCGCAAAATGCATTTATACTTGCGAATAATACGAAGATATAATTAATGTATAAGAGAGAGAATGACAGATAATGCTGCTGCCTTAAATGTAAATATTAAAAAGTTTGACATGAAAATGATTCCTCAAGATGCCGTGTGTGTATTTATAGGTCGTCGTCGAACAGGTAAATCAACCTTAGTGCGAGATCTATTATTTCATCATCAAGAGATGCCTTTAGGCACAGTTATTAGTGGAACAGAAGAGTCAAATCAATTCTATAAGAAACTTATTCCTCCTCTTTTTATTCACGGAGACTACAGCCCGGTCATTATAGCAAATTTTTGTAAGAGGCAAAAATTAATTATGGCAAAAGTCCAAAAAGAGATTGAATCTACAGGCGCAGGAAGGACAGACCCTCGTTCTTTTTTAATTATGGACGATTGTTTATATGATGATTCATGGCTTCATGATAGAAATATCCGGTACCTCTTTTTAAATGGGCGTTGGTTAAAGGTTTTCTTTTTAATTACTATGCAATATCCACTTGGTATTCCTCCTATGTTACGGACAAATGTTGATTATTGCTTTATTTTAAGGGAACCATATGTAACAAATAGGAAACGAATCTTTGATAATTATGGGAGTGCATTTCCAAGCTTTGAATTCTTTTGTCAGGTAATGGACCAATGCACTCAGAATTATGAGTGTCTTGTTATGAATAATAATTCACAATCAAATAAATTAGAAGACATTGTATATTGGTATAAGGCAAATATGCACGGTGAATTTAGGATTGGGGCTGCAGAATTTTGGAGACATTCTGAAGAGCATTATAAAGAAAAAGACCCGGAGGAAGGAAATGAATATGATGCTACAGCAAATAAGCGTTTGAAAGGACCACTCATTAATGTGAAAAAGTTTTGAACATAGTAGAATGAAAGTTGATATGTCTGATATTAAATATGCACTTTTTCTTCTGTTTGGCCTAGGGCTTTTATTAGTTCTATTGAGAGGAAGAATATACGAAGGATTTGTATCTTCCGATACGATACGTTGTGGGGTTGAAGATGGGCCTTGTCCGGTAGATTTAAAATGTATTAATGGTTTTTGTGCAAAGACAGAGCCCCTTCCTAAGAAGGATAAAGAGCCTATAACCCTTTTAGAGCCTGGAATGCCTGCGCCATATTTTTAGATACATTCACAGCAGCGCTGTGAATTATTTAATTTAATTACAGTTCAATTAAGTTAAATAATAAGCGGTACATAAGTAGAGAATGGCAAAGTTTGGATTACAAACAAATACTATATACGCTCTCCTCTTTTTGTGCGTTCTTTTAGCACTCCTCCCATTTTTACGCCTGAATTTTTCTAGATATTTACCAAGGCTAGATGGATTTCGTGACGTAGATTGTGCAAATATGACCTGCCCTGAGAATCAATTTTGTTATGCGAACAAGTGTGTAAACAAGTTTCCTCAGTCTACTCTTCCTGTGCCAGAAGGAAATGAATAAGTACAGTTTAAAATAATTATAGATATCATATATATTATGGTCTCTATATTTATACCAGATAGAGCATCAATAAATATATATCATTGGTATATATACATGTTATCGAATTTAAGACATATAACATAAATGAAAATCACTTTGAAAATTATGTGGATGCAGTTGTGAAAAAATGAATGTTTTGGGTACTTGAGAAATGGATACATACCATGACTGTACACGACGTAAACATTGTATCAACTGATTCTTTAGTTAAAATTACTATTCATCGGGTTGATGATAGAGGGAATATTCGAAAGTATATTTTCCTTCGAAGCGCTTTTATTGGATTTGATATGGAAGGAGAAGGAACGGATCATGCGTATATAGTATTATATATGCATGATAGGAATATTCGTTTTAAAATACCAACTGATTCTGTAAAACGAGAAGATATATTTAATCAATTATATTCTATCTTAGACAGCAAATAAATTAGGGCTTTTCTTGCTTTTCTTGCTTTTGCTCTTGTTTACGAGATATTGCTAGATCCGCTGGGCCATCAAACATAGCATCATATGCTCCTTTCTGAGATGAACCTCCAAAAGGTGTTCCTTCTAAGGTAGGTTCAGAACGAGGTGTTACTGGAACATCTGCAGTCTCTGATGGGACATCGTGTACAACACTAATGCCCATAGGCTTTGAAGGATTTCCCGCTGTTGCAGCTGCAACACGAGAACGTTTTTGTTCTGTATAAAATTGGTCCCTGCTCTCTTCATTCTCACGATATTTCTTCATTAATGTATTTAATTCATCGTTAGCATATTCTTGGTCTGCTACCTTATTTGGGTCGGGCTCCCATGCCATCCACTTTCCGACACTACCTAAATAAATATTAAAACTAGGGTCCGATTTCTGTAAACGCTTCGCCCGAGATGCTGCCTCTGCCTCTGAGGCAAAGACTCCGCGCACTTTGATACCACGCATGGTTGTCCTAAACTCATTTTTGGCAAAGAACTCTTCTTCTAAGCGTGTCGATTCCTTAAAGAGAAAGTCATCATATGCCATTTGAATATTCGTTTGATTCACTTCCTTTGTATTCTTTCTGACATATTGATGAAACTCTTCAATTACTAAATCTGTACGAAGGAGATTCTCCCTAATTAAGGTAGCACCACTTGCATCAGTCTTATCTAGCGTTCCGGCAAGATCTTCTAGCTTTTTGTTTACTCCTCTGAATTGTTCGGCTAACCATGCTTCAAAGCGTGTTGTCCTCCATTGAACTTCATAGTCCTTAAGAAAGTTCTGAAAAAAGAATACATCCTTGTTTGCCAGTACCTTCTCCGGACTCAAAAAACTAATTAATACTACCTTTTGACTTGGTATATCGGGATCCTCTGTCAAAAAGTCTTCCTTTTCCTCCTTGTTCATTCTATATATTTACTAAAGTGTTTCCACTTTAAACTGTATAAATAAAAAAATCTATAATGGAAGTATAGAATGGACGTCAACGATTTATTGACCCGCTTAATCAAGTATGTTGTGGAAGGTGTAGCTGTTGCTCTTGCGCTATTCTTTATCCCTCGTAAGCCTTTGCCTATGGATGAGATTGTCACTGTAACTATCTCCGCTGCGGCTGTTTTTGCTGTACTCGATATATTTTCTCCCTCTATTGGTGTCACGGCTCGTCAAGGTGCAGGATTTGGTATAGGCGCAAATTTGGTTGGATTCCCTCGTCCTATGTAAATATTTATAGTCTTTAATATATGACTTTCTATATATAGGGTATATTTATACACCATATATAGTATATAATTATTATATATTCGCGTGTTTTCTATTCAAAATACAATACATGTTTTTATAGATGCCTATTACCGAATTCCTATATGCTCATGGACTGTATAATTTCGAAGGATATAATGAGCAAGTTCCAAATTAAGTTAAAGACTTAATCGCACTTTATAGCGGCTCTGACATTCACAGCACTACAGTTAATTATTTAATTTAATTTCAGTGCAATTAAATAATAAAATCTAATAGAAATTGGATTTAATGCCGGCCATTCTGCTGAAGTTTTTTACAAAATAATTATACTTTAACATTAACATTGTTTTATATGGGGCGCATAATTATGTAAATAGAAGTTTAGTTTAATCTGGTATAAAGGATAGTATAATATCTTATACTAGTATGCTTAAATCTAATGAAAAGCTAGTAAGTCCATATCTGGATTATATAAATTATATTAATTCACTAAAATCAAATGATACACCATCTATAATACCTTCACCTATAATACCATCGCGTAGAATACCATCTAATATTTTCCAAACATGGTATACTAAGGATTTATGCCCAGAGTTAG